GTTAAGCCGAAAAAAGTCGCCTGTAAGAGGCAAACCTCCTTCGATAGTCTCTTTGCATTTCACGCATTCATGCTCAAGTTTATAAGATATATCGGGAATCATGTTGGCGTACTTTTCTTTTAAAAAAGCTGAGTCTTTGATGGGCATAGCCTCAATTAGGTTGTTGATGGAGATCAAGTCTTGTTTGCCATCAACAGATGTAATAACTTGGCGATATCTTTCTATAAGAGCGTTTTCGGGCAAGTTATGGCGCAGGCTTGCCTCGATACGCTTCTCGATTTCTTTTTCGTCATGCTCTCTTAAGAGTTTTAAGGTTATTTTCGATTTTAGGATAGGTAGGATAATTTCCAACTCTCCCCGTTCGTTAAACTCTTCTGTGTTTAATGTCTTGCATTTAACGTCTTCAAGGTCAATGCCCACGTCTTGCCTCGCACTGCAAAAAGGGCATGAAATGTTTGGCGTATATTCTCTGCCATAAGCATTCTTTCTAGCATTGACAACAATGGCGGTGAGATCGCCGGGTAATATTTCATGCCCAGTGATCTGATCCAAAGCTATGCTTTGCACGAGCTTTATAAACGTTATTCCTCTTTCCTTGTATGCTTCGGTCAGTAAAATACTTTCTTCTTTTGCGGTCATGTAACGTACTTCAACTTCTCTTTTATTGCGCCAAGGGTGTCCTTCGGGGTAAAACACTCCCTTAGAGGGAAGTTCTACAATATCTGTCGGTACATGGTAGCTTGGAGCAGCCGTGCTTTGTGCGGGCATTGGTGCCTGCATTCTATCTTCATTTCTCATCTTTCACCTATTTTATACTAGCGTTGTTGAAATTAGGGCTAGAAAACCTTCTAGCGTTGGGAGTGTTACCTCCCGAGTCTTTAAAGAACGTAAATTCGGCCCAGTCATAAGTCACATTAAACGATAGCGTGCTTAAATCTTCAGACGCATATGTGACTTGAGTCGGCGTCATTCCAACTATAAATGCGTTCCTGAGCACCCACTCTTCTACGATATCGCCTGCGGGATTTAGTATTCTTATCTTAAACGGCCCGAGTGAATCTATTAAGTCTCTTTTCGCCAAATCTTTATTTGGAACATTTATACTCTGCGGGTTCAAAAGATTCGGAGTATCGTAAGCTGTATAGAGTAACTTATCCATAAAGACGCCGGCTACTGAATTTATTACTTCTTTTGAAAATACTTCTATAACAGTGAAAGATATGTCTTTCCAATCTATTGTCTTGGGGTATTTAGAGGTCCAATTCAAAAGTTTTATTTCTTGAGTCTGAAGTGTGTATGACGGGCGCTGTACGTCTTTGATGTATGCGGCATCAATGCCACTTATGTTTAAAATAAACCGGTATTGCTGCTGAGCCTCGGTTAAGGCATTTTCCCTAGGAAGGTTAGGGGGCACAGGATAGTTGTAGTTTGTTACTTTTCTATCTTTTTCAAAAAAGAATGACATGCTATCCTAAATAGCCAGTCTGATTAATTTGCATCTAAGAGAGCTTGGTTGATCTCTACGTCAGCGTAATCAAATACTAGAGTTATACTAATGTTTAGGTTGTCTTCGCTACCGTAATTGAGATCACCAAAGTCAACTCCTGAGATCCAAGCATTCTTTAAGGTCCACTTTTCAGCGGTTTCGCCTTCGCCATTAATTACTCTAATTGCAATTTCGCCAAGAGTCCCAACGAATGCTTTCTTAGAGAAGGTCTTGCGATAGTTTGCTGGGTCTTCTGACCACTGATTTGGCCTTTTATACCCAGCAGATTCAATAACCTTCAATAGCTGACCCGCTACATCTACATTGATCATATCGACTAGAGTAACTGTAATGTCCCCATACGTTACTCTGCCGGGGAACTTAAATTCGTGACCAAGGTAATTGTGCCTAGCTCCAGTAGTAATAGTATACTTTGGCCTTGATGAAGTGATAATTGACCAAGCTGGAATTCCACCAATTGTCATTTGGTATTTAAACTTTCTTTTTGGTTCGATACTGGGGGCGCCCCAAGGTGGTAATGGATTTCCTGCCATCTTTATCTCCTATTAGTCCTCAAATGATGCGCCCGTATTTGTAATAACAAAGTCTACAGCAATAAATTCAATTGCTCGGGCTGGTTGCAAGAAGACCTTAGCGTACAGAATATTCTGATCAATTAAGTCAGGAGTTGTAGTGGTTTCGTCCAATACTAATTTGTACGCTGTTAGGCCAAATCTTGCTTGAATGTCCTGTAAGAATGGCTCGGCACGGGCAATGAACCTATCCCATGTTTCTTGAACGTTGGGCTCAAAGATAAGATCTTTCGAGATCGCTGAAATACCTCTCTTTGTGAATAGCAGCAGCCTTCGTACATTAATACGATCTAGGGCACTTCTTGTTTGTTGCAGTGTTTTCTGCCCAAAGATAACAATCCCTTCTTGTGGGAAGCTAGCAATTGGGTTGATATTGGCCTCGTAAAGATCATCTCTGTCTCCAGATGTCAACTTATGAGTTACACCAATAACAGGCAAACCAGCAACACCAGTTGAAAGGCCGCCCCTGTTAAAGCCTGCTGGCGCAAACCAAGGCGCTTTTACTCTGTCTGTGTATGATATTGCACCAATAGCTGGGATGCTTGGCGGAACATATACTGAGTTGCCCTTTAGAGTGTCCCTGATTTGTACCCAAGGATAGTAAGTCGCTCCATAACTTGAGTTAAGCGAGCGGTCTTTCAGAGTATCAATAACATCTCTAGGTTGGCTCGCTACAGTTGGTTTAACGTTACCAAGAGACCCTTCATGCGCTGGAGTAAATCCATTGGCAGATAGATCAATGATTGCTAGAGCATCGGCTCTTGATTCAACTGTTTCAAGCAGATGGCTCGTCAAGCCTTGAGCCACAATACCGGGCATAGAAGCTAAGTTATACATTACAAACTCAGGGTCTCTAATTGTGTCAATAGCTTCCTTGACAGTGTTATAAGCATAGTTAGTTAGCTCATTACCTGAATCTAGTGCCTCTTTGCCAAACGGGTCTTTATATTTAATATTAACGCCGTCCGAACCATCAGTCAAGGGAATAGTGAAGGCATTAATTGGTGATTCCACGCTACCAGTTGGCTTTAGCAAATACGAAGAGCCGCTAAGCGCTGTAACAGATTCGTTTGATGCCCTTGAACCACTTGACCATGTGTATACATTTGTAGTTGGGTTATACACAATATCATCTAAAGTAAAGTAATATGCTACCTCTGTTGTGTCAGCTTTAGGATCATCCGATTCCAGCCCTGCGGCCAAAGGCTTGGCAAAGTCATAAACAGATTCATTCAACTTTGTTGAAGATGAAGTTTTACCAAACCAAGCCCCAAAGAAAGCCTGTGAGTTACTTGCTAGGCCGTCTTGCGCCGAAGATGAGCGCAGTGATTGCTGAGGAAACTTGAACCTTAAAGCACTTCCAGCGGCAAAGTTATCTTGTGGCATCTCAATCTTGTTAGTAGCAACAGATGCTGTAAAAGGTGTTAGAATACCCGTTGAAGTGGCTTCTGAATAATCGTCAACGGCAGTTGTTGTGTAAACAACGTCTGAGTATCGAGTTGGTCCAACATAACCAAATGGCAGGTAAGATGAGTTTGGAGCTGAATCGACCGTTGGGTTCATTTCTACTCTAATAAATTTTGATCTATTAGCATGGTCGCCTTTCTCTACTAACCTTCTCTTTGTACTGTCGAACTCGTAATAAGCTGTACCAATTTTCTTGGCAACATAGTCATCAGATTCTGGGTTTAAATTACAACCATTAAACCTTTCTAAGAGTACAATAGCCTTGTCTTTATCTTCAATTCTGCGCACTAAGACATCAAACTTGCCGTATGGGTCAATGCTGTTTGAAGATTCACGAATATTGGCGATCGATATTTTTATGTTTTTCTGCGCCCACTCACCGTGGTCTAAGGCTATAAAACGGAACAGTTTTGTTGCATTGGCAGCATTAAACTCGCTGTAGACGCCGTTATCTTTTGTGATAATCCAGCCTGTTCTTGGATCTCTTTTTTGAATTCGTCGATCAGAATGTTCGTAAGCCGAATTGCCTAAACCTACAATCATGCCTGCATAGTTTACGCCAGAC